TCTGCTGCTGTCATAGGGGGAAATACAAGGGGATAGGCGCTGCCCTGGGTTGTGTTGGCTTGATTGTTTCGGCCTGGTGCTGGTGGCCGTGGTGAAGGGTGGCCAGGTAATGGCCAGGCGGTGCGGGTTGACCGGGTAAAGCATGGCGCCGGGCTTGTTTACAGCGAAGCGTTGCAGCTCTTCACCCGTTCCCCTAAACTTCCCCCTATGAAAGAACCCAAGACACCAAGTAAGCTAACACGCGCTCAGATACGGGAGGCGCTAGATACTGTCCCTGTCTCCCATATCCTGGGAAAGACCGTTTCCCGCGAGCTCACCCCAAAACAACGGGCATTTGCTATTGAAGTAGCGAAGGGCTCGAAGGGCGCCGAGGCTTACCGCAAAGCCTACAAAACAAGCGCATCACCCAAGACACAAGGCAACCAGGCCCACAGACTGAAGGCCCGGCCCGATATAGCAGCGGAAATAAAGGCCTATAAAGCAGCGATTGAGGCTGAAACACATAGAACCCCCGCCGGCTTGCGCTCCCTCATTATTCAATCGCTCGTCCAAACCATCATAGACCCCGACACGCCGCCAGCTGTGCGCGTGCAGGCGGCTAAGGTCGCCGGGCAGATAACCGAAGTCGGGCTATACACCGAGCGAAAAGAGGTGAGGACAATTACCAGCTCGGAGGATGCACGCGCCAAGATAATGGCCGAGCTTATGCAGCTCACCAACGCTGAGGCAGAAGACGCGCACGTGATCGACGCGCAGGCTGACTCGCTCCTGGCCGAGCTCGAATCGGCTGCGGACGAGACCCACCCGCCCCCGACCCCCCAAATTGTGGAGCAGGAGTCCCTGGTAGATAGTCATACTATTCCACACGAACAACTCCCATCCTCCACACAGGATGACCCCCCCATGCCTTCTTGAAAGTCGACCCCCGGGGGGTATATTTTGCTTAAAATTTGAGCACCGAAATGAAAAATACGAATGAGGCCGAAGGTAGTAGTGGAAATTCTGAAATGAATGAAAAAACTACGCGGCAATTAAAACGTGGAAGTTGCGGCCGAAAAGTTGTCCACAGGGTGATGAAGATTCGGCGGTCGGATTTAACGTTTGAAGAGAGTATGGAGGTGGGTATGAGCCCGGCGCAAAAGGAAGTGTTTATGGTGATTGATGGGTGGTGGAGGAAGTATGGGTTCTCGCCGACCTTGCGGGATATTGCGTATGTGAGGGGGAAGATGGGGATAGGGTCTACGAAGAAGATTGTGGATCGGTTGGTGGAGTTGGGGGTTGTGAAGAAGATGGATGGTGTGGGTCGGACGATTCGGCCTGCGTGGGTGAATTACAAGAATTTGAAGGAGCTGGAATGAGGCGAGATGAATTTAATGGGGCCATGGTCTGGGTGCTTTATTTCTTGGTGTTCATGCTGGCGTTTGACTTGGCGGCATTTGTTTTGAAGCGTTGGTGATGGAAAAAAATAAAAAAATTGCTCCGCAGGATATGGAGGCGTTGATAGCGCAGTTGCCGGTGCATGAGCAGGAGAAGTTGCTGGCGCAGGTGGCGGACTACAAGGCGGCCGTGGAGAGGGAGAAGTGCCAAGAGTCGTTCATGGCGTTCGTCAAGAAGATGTGGCCAGGGTTTATTCATGGTCGGCATCATGCGGTGGTGGCTAAGGCGTTTGAGGAAATTGCGTCGGGCAAGATCAAACGGCTGGCGATCTCGATGCCGCCTCGGCACACGAAGTCGGAGTTTGGCTCGTATATGCTGCCTGCTTGGTTCTTGGGGAAGTTTCCTGATAAGAAGGTGATGCAGGCGTCTAACACTGGCGAGTTGGCTGTGGGCTTTGGCCGTAAGGTCAGGAACCTGGTCATGAGCGAGCAGTACCACGAGGTGTTTCCAAATACCAACATTCGGCAAGACTCCAAGTCGGCTGGCCGGTGGGCCGTCAATGAGGTCGGGGAATACTTCGCTATTGGTGTGGGCGGTACGATGACAGGCCGGGGTGCGGATCTGGTCATCATTGACGATCCACACACGGAAGGCGAGGCTGCACTGGCGGCGCATGACCCATCTGTGTATGACCGCTCGTATGAGTGGTACACGTCTGGCCCTCGTCAGCGTCTTCAGCCAGGCGGCGCGATCATCATCATTGCCACCCGGTGGAGCGAAAACGATTTGATTGGCCGGGTGCTCAAGGATTCGGCCGAGCGCGGCAGACCTGATGAGTGGCGCGTGATTGAGTTCCCTGCGATCTTGCCATCGGGTAATCCCTTATGGCCGGAGTTTTGGCCGCTGGACCAGCTGCAAGCGCTGAAAGAGGAATTGCCGCCGCTGAAGTGGAACGCCCAGTACCAGCAAAAGCCGACGGGTGAAGAGGGTGCGATTGTTAAAAGGGAATGGTGGCAGGTGTGGGAGCAAGATGAGCCTCCGCGCTGCGAGTTCATCATTCAGGCCTGGGATACGGCTTTTACCAAAAACGAACGGTCCGACTTTTCGGCGTGCACGACCTGGGGGGTGTTCTATATGAACGAAAACCCCAACGACGCGAACATCATCTTGCTGGATGCCTTCCAAAAGCGCATGGAGTTTCCAGAGCTCAAGGAGCGAGCCAGGCAGCACTATATTGAGTGGCAGCCGGATGACTGCATCATTGAAGCCAAGGCGGCCGGGGCGTCTTTGATCCAGGAGCTTAACCAGCAGGCCGATATGTTTGTGCGCGGGTACACGCCAAGCCGAGGCACGCGCCAGCAGTCGAACGACAAGATCGCCCGCCTGAATGCGATTGCTCCGATCTTTCAGGGCGGTAAAGTCTGGGCGCCAGATACGCGGTGGGCCAGAGAGGTGATTGACCAAATGGCTTCTTTTCCAAATGCGGCGCACGACGACTTGGTGGACACGGCCGTGATGGCGGTAACCAGGTTTCGACAAGGCGGCTTCTTGAGACTAGAATCCGATGAACAGGACGAGCCTTTGTCCTTCCGGCGCAAAGCCGCCTTCTATTGAGGATTGATATGGCAACCAGCAGCATGGTCCCTTCTATTGCGCAAGCTCCCATGGGCTTGGATTTTTCCGACATCGTCCAAGACGACACACCAGCGGTTGAGGTCATTATTGAAAATCCCGATGATGTGGTGATCGGCATTGATGGCCTTGAGATTGATCTGATGCCAGAAGAAGAGGGCGAAGAGCCAGCTTTTGATGCCAACTTGGCCGAGTACATGGACGAAGGCGAACTGGAAAAGCTGGGCTCTGATCTGGTTGCTGAGGTGGACGCCGACATCAACTCACGCAAAGACTGGGTTGAAATGTTCGTCAAGGGCTTGGATGTCCTGGGCATGAAGTATGAAGAGCGCACAGAGCCATGGGCTGGCGCTTGCGGCGTGTTCTCTACCTTGCTGACAGAAGCTGCTGTTCGATTCCAATCCGAGACCATCATTGAAACATTCCCGGCGCAAGGTCCGGTGAAGACTCAGATCATTGGCGCGATCGACAAGCTGAAAGAAGAAGCGGCCGAGCGCGTGCGCACTGACATGAACTTCAAGCTGGTTGATGGAATGCCGGAATATCGTCCAGAGCATGAGCGCATGCTGTTCAACTTGGGCCTGGCCGGTGCTGCATTCAAGAAGGTTTACTTTGATCCAACGCTCGGCCGTCAGACTTCCATTTTCTGCCCGGCTGAAGATGTGATTATTCCTTACGGCTCGGCTGGTGCACGCTCTGCTGAGCGCGTTACGCATGTGATGCGCAAGACCAAAAACGATGTGAAGAAGCTACAAGTGGCTGGCTTTTACCGCGACGTTGATCTTGGCGAGCCAGTGATGATCCACAACGACGTGGAAAAGAAAAAAGCCGAAGAGCAAGGCTACTCCGTTACTGACGATGACCGCTATCAGTTCTTGGAGATTCAAGTTGACTACGACATGCCGGGCTACGAAGACGAAAATGGCGTGGCCCTTCCATACATCGTGACGATTGATCGCGGCACCAGCAAAGTTTTGTCGGTGTATCGCAACTGGAACGAGGACGACGAGAAGAAGCTCAAGCGCCAGCACTTTGTGCAGTACGACTACGTGCCAGGCTTTGGCGCATATGGCTTTGGCTACATCCATTTGATCGGTGGTTATGCACGCGCTGGCACATCGTTGATTCGCCAACTGGTGGATGCCGGTACGCTCTCCAACTTGCCTGGCGGCCTGAAGTCTCGCGGCCTGCGCATCAAGGGCGATGACACGCCAATTTCTCCCGGCGAGTTCCGCGACGTGGATGTTCCGTCTGGAACTGTGCGCGACAACATCATGCCGCTGCCGTACAAAGAGCCAAGCCAAGTTTTGTCCGCCTTGCTTGACCGCATCACGGAAGAAGGCCGACGCTTGGGCTCTATTGCTGACATGAAGATCAGCGACATGGGCGCCAACGCACCTGTGGGTACGACACTGGCATTGCTCGAGCGCCAGCTCAAAACCATGTCGGCCGTGCAAGCTCGCGTGCATTACTCCATGAAGCAGGAGTTCAAGCTGCTCAAGGACATCATCCGCGACAACACGCCAAGCGAGTACGAGTACCAGCCACAAGGCGGCAAGCCATCTGCCAAGCGCGAAGATTACGACATGGTGGAAGTGATTCCCGTGTCCGATCCGAACAGCTCGACCATGGCTCAGCGCATCATGCAGTACCAGGCCGTGATTCAGCTGTCGCAAAGCGCTCCGCAAATCTATGACCTGCCGCAGCTGCACCGTCAGATGATTGAAGTGCTGGGTGTTCGCAACGCAGAAAAACTGGTGCCGGTTGAAGATGACATGAAGCCGCGTGACCCAGTCAGTGAGAACATGGCCTTCTTGAACGGCAAGCCAACCAAGGCGTTCATTTATCAGGATCACGATGCCCACATCGCTGTGCACACATCGCTGATGCAAGACCCGCTGATGGCTGCGCAGATTGGCCAAAATCCACAGGCCCAGAAGATGATGGCCGAGATCCAGGCCCACATTGCAGAGCACTTGGCATTTGCCTACCGCAAGAAGGTTGAAGAGCAGCTGGGCGTTCCAATGCCAAAACCAGACGAGGACTTGCCAGAAGACGTGGAAGTTCAGCTGTCTCGTTTGGTGGCCCAGGCCGCACAACAAGTGCTGGCGCAAAGCAAAGGTCAAGCCGCTCAGCAGCAAGCCCAGCAGCAAGCACAAGACCCGCTGGTACAAATGCAACAGGCAGAGCTGCAAATCAAACAGCAAGAGGCTCAAATCAAGGCGCAAAAGGTGCAGGGCGACCTGGCAATCCGCCAGGCAGAGATGCAACTGAAGGCGCAAGAAATTGCCGGACGCGCAGGCGAAGATCCAGCCCTCGCTGCTGCTAAGATTCAACAGGAAATGGCGCAAGAGCAACAGATGCACCAACTTGAAATGGCTCAGCGCCAGCAAGAGTTTGACCAAAAAATGGCCCAGATGCGAGATGAAGCTGCTTTGAAAACGCGGATCAAGCTGATGGAAATTCAAAACAAGCCGACTGCTAAATCGTCGGAGAGTTAAGAGGAAAAATGGACAGCCAAATTTTGGAGCTCCTCAACAAAAAAATTGAGGAGCAAGTCAAAAGTCATTCAGAGGCTTTGGTGAGCGGCAAGTCTGCGGACTTTGCTGCTTACCGAGAGTTGTGCGGGGTCATCCGAGGTCTCCAGACCGCACAGCGTGAAATTGGTGACCTCGTGCGTAAACTGAAAGACGACAATGACGACTAACTTTGATGTTTCGGCAGTGGATCTGTCCGGCGTTCTTACCAAATCTTCGGAAGAGAAAGCCAAACAGATTCCAGATCCTGCCACCTATCACCTTCTGTGCATGCTTCCAGAGGTCAACGAAGAGTACGAGGGCGGGCTTATCAAGTCCAGCCAGACAATGCACTTTGAAGAGTTGCTGTCGCCCGTGCTGTTTGTGGCCAAGATGGGTCCAGACGCATTCAAGGATGAGAAACGTTTTCCAAGCGGCCCGAGCTGCAAGGTCGGTGACTTCATCATCGTGCGCCCAAACACTGGCACACGCATGAAAATTCACGGCACCGAGTGGCGCCTTCTCAACGACGATGCTGTTGAAGCGGTGATCCAAGATCCCCGTGGCATTCAGCGCGTGTAAGGAGCAATCATGGCCGAAATGGAAAAAACAGAATTTGAATTTCCCGATGAGGCGGAAAACGAAAACCCCCGAAAGGGCGGTGCAGTAGTTGAGCCGGAGTCCGAGGAAAAGCCAGAGATTGAAGTCGTTGACGACACGCCTCCCGCCGACCGTGGCCGCAAGCCCATGGAGGAACCACCGAAGGAAATGTCGGACGATGAGCTGGCAAAGTACGACGAGAGCGTGCGCAAGCGGATTCAACACTTCACCAAGGGCTATCACGAAGAGCGCCGAGCCAAAGAAGCTGCGTTGCGCGAACGTGAAGAAGCCGTGCGAATGGCTCAGCAGATTGTCGAAGAGAACAAAAAGCTCAAAGGCTCTCTGCATCAAGGCCAAAACGCGCTGCTGGAGCAGGCCAAGAAAGTTGTTGCCAATGAATTGGAAGAAGCCAAGCGCAGATACAAAGCTGCGTATGAATCTGGCGACTCCGATGCCCTGGTTGAAGCACAGGAAGCCCTGACATCTGTGAAGATGAAGGCTGAGCGTGTAAATAATTTTAGGCCAGCACCTGTACAAACCGAAGAAAAACAGGTACAAATACCTACCGCTGCGCCAGTTCAGCCCCGTCTTGACCCAAAAACTCAGGAATGGACTGAAAAAAATACTTGGTTCGGTACTGACGACGAGATGACCAGCTTTGCTCTTGGATTCCACAACAAGCTGGCCAAATCTGGAATTACGCCGTCATCCGACGAGTATTACAAGCGCATCGACGCTCGTATGAGACAGGTTTTCCCGGATGCGTTCGAGTCCGAGAAAGCTGAAGCCCCGGAGGATGCGACTCCTCCTCCGAAAAAATCGAATGTTGTTGCACCAGCAACGCGCAGCACAGCGCCCAAAAAGATCGTGCTGACGAAAACGCAGGTGGAACTCGCTAAACGGTTGGGACTGACGAATGAGCAGTACGCCCGTGCAGTTGCGGCAGAAATGAGGAAATGATTATGGCTACGAAAGAACTTGATCCCCGTGAGCCGCGTGCTCTGCAAACTCGTGACGCTGCTGAGCGTCCGAAAAAGTGGATGCCGCCCCAGCTTTTGCCCGATCCGACACCGGAAGAGGGTTACGCTTACCGCTGGATTCGCATTAGCACTCTCGGCAAGGACGATCCAACCAACATTTCCGGCAAGTTGAGCGAGGGCTGGGAACCTGTTAAGGCCTCAAGCCACCCCGAGATTCGCTTGTTCAGCTCCGGCCAAAACCGGTTCCCTGACAGCATCGAAGTGGGCGGTTTGCTGCTTTGCAAAACACCTGTGGAGTTCACTCAACAGCGGAACGCGTACTACCAGCAGCAAGCTGAGTCGCAGATGCAGTCTGTGGACAACACCTACATGCGTGAGAATGACGCTCGTATGCCGCTTTTCAAAGAGCGCAGCACGAAAGTCACTTTCGGCAAAGGCATCTAACTTTTTTGGAGTAACAACATGGCTTATCCTACAGTCAGCGCTCCGTACGGTCTGAAACCCATCAACTCCCTTGATGGCAAACCCTACGCAGGCGCATTCCGCCAGATTCCTATGGCATCTGGCTACACTGCCACCTTCTTTGGTGATGCAGTGAAAATCGTTGACGGCTACCTCGACAAAGACACCGGCACTACAGCAGCCACCCCTTGCGGCGTGTTTGTTGGCGGTTCCTATGTGAACTCGTTGGGTCAAACCGTTTACGCTCAGAACCTGCCCGCCGGTGCCACCAACCCAATCGGTTACGTGGTTGACGACCAGCAAGCTCTGTTCAAAGTGGCCGTCGTGTCTGGCACTACCGTGATTGCTGGCGTGAGCCGCAGCGTGGTTGGCTCGAACATGGCCCTGGTGCAAAACGCAGGCAACACCACCACTGGTGATTCCGGCGTTGCAGTGTTGAGCTCCAGCTCCAACACCACCAACACCCTGCCAATCCGCGTGATTGACGTTGTGCCCGACACCGCCACTGGTGCCGATTCGTATGTGGAACTGTTGGTGAAAATCAACACCCACCAATACAACAACACCACCGGTGTCTAAGGAGTAAATCATGGCTATTTCACGCGCACAGCTGCTCAAAGAACTGCTGCCCGGCCTGAACGCTTTGTTCGGTCTGGAGTATGCAAAGTACGGCGAAGAGCACAAAGAGATCTACGAAACCGAATCTTCTGAGCGTAGCTTTGAAGAAGAGACCAAGTTGTCCGGTTTCTCCGCCGCTCCCGTGAAGAACGAAGGTGCTGCCATCGCGTATGACAACGCGCAAGAGGCATACACCGCTCGTTACACCCACGAAACCATCGCCATGGGCTTCTCGATCACCGAAGAAGCAGTGGAAGACAACCTGTATGACAGCTTGTCCAGCCGCTACACCAAGGCCCTGGCCCGTGGCATGGCTTACACCAAACAGGTGAAAGCTGCCGCCATCCTGAACAACGCCTTTGCTGGCGGCCCCACCTACGGTGACGGCCAGGTTCTGTGCTCTACCGCTCACCCCCTGGTGTCCGGTGGCGTCAACAGCAACCGTCCTGCAACTGGTGCCGACCTGAACGAAACATCGTTGGAAAACGCTGTGATTCAGATCGCTGGCTGGACTGATGAACGCGGTCTGCTGATCGCTGCCAAGCCCAAGAAGCTGGTTGTTCCGCCTAGCCTGATGTTCGTCGCTACCCGCCTGCTGGAAACAGAGCTGCGCGTCGGTACTGCTGACAACGACATCAACGCTATCAAGAACAACGGTTCGATCCCCGGTGGCTACACCGTGAACCACTTCTTGACAGACACCAACGCCTGGTTCCTGTTGACTGACGTGCCAAACGGTCTGAAGCACTTCGTTCGTACTCCGCTGCAAAACAGCATGGACGGCGACTTCGACACCGGCAACGTGCGTTACAAGGCCCGCGAGCGTTACAGCTTCGGCGTGTCTGACCCACTCGGCATCTTTGGTTCGCCAGGCGCCTAATAACTCCTTGTGAGTTTTTGGAAAGGGACCCTTGTGGTCCCTTTTCTTTTGGGGTATATTGCAACCACTCCCGGACTTTTCCGGTGTACCTGACGGCTCCGGGCCGACGACATGCAGACAGGGCACCTTAACTCGCATGTGAGGACATCATCATGAGCGCGACCACTTTCTCCGGCCCAGTTCGTTCCGAAGGCGGCTTCCAAACTGTCACCAAAAACGCCACCACTGGCGCCGTCACCGTGACAGGCACTTTGGGTCCAGCTACCAGCGTGACCAGCGTCACCGTTTCCGATTTTCTGGCTCTGACCCCCATTCTGACTGCCGCTTTGCCCGCAGCCGCCGCTGGTAACGCAGGCCAAGTTCGCTTGATTAGCGACAACGGCGCTGGCAATAACGAGTATTGCCTTGTCATCAGCACCGGTGCCGCATGGGTTACCGCTGTTGGCGCAGCTCTGAGCTGATAGGAGCCCATCATGGGTATGCAAACCGATGTCATGGCCAAATCAATGGCCGCATCGGGCTCCGTCTTCGGTGGCCGCGCCCGTGTGCGCGGCGCTTTAGTTGAGCCCGGCACGGGCGCTGGTAGCGTCGTCTTCAAAGACGGCGGCTCCGGCGGCACTACGCTGTTCACCATCAATACGATTGCGAACGGCGAACCCTTCAGCGTCATCATTCCGGCCGAAGGCGTCTTGTTTGAAACAGACGTCTATACCGTGCTGACCGATGCCAAAGTGACGGTGTTCTATGCCTAAATCACCCGCCCCCAAGAAAAAAGGTCCATCGCTTTCGGTTGGCCGTGGCGAAAAGCTGCCGGTCTCCAAGGGCGCGGGCCTGACGGCGAAGGGGCGAGCAAAATACAACCGCGAAACAGGCAGTAACCTAAAGGCACCGCAGCCTCAAGGTGGAGCTCGCAAAGACTCTTTCTGTGCACGGATGTCTGGAATGCCAGGCCCGATGAAAGATGAAAAAGGCAAGCCCACCCGAAAAGCCGCATCGCTTGCAAGATGGAAATGTTGAGTCATGGAAATGATGGTATGGAACATCGTTCTTACAGCAATTGTGGCCTTGATGGGGTTCATTGTGAAAGAGAAATTTGCTGAGCTTAATCGCATCAGCATTTTGCTGAACCGAACCCGAGAAGAGGTTGCACGCGACCATTTGACACGTGCCGAGTTTCGCGCTGATATGGCCCAATTGATGGACAGATTTGATCGTTTAGAACGCAAGATTGACGGTCTAAGGGGGACTTCAAATGCCAAGCACGAGTAAGAAGCAACATAACTTCATGCAGGCGGTGGCGCATAGCCCGGCATTTGCCAAGAAGGTAGGCGTTCCGCAGTCCGTGGGCAAAGACTTCTCCAACGCGGACAAGGGCCGCAAATTTTCAAAAGGTGGCGACATGAAACACGAAGACGTCAAGATGGACAAGGCCATGATGCAAAAGGCCTTGAACAAGCACGAAGGCCGTATGCACAAAGGTCAACCAATGACCAAGCTGGCCAAGGGTGGTGGCGTGACACGCGCAGACGGCTGCGTCAGCAAGGGCCACACCAAGGGCACCATGGTCAAAATGTCAGCTGGCGGCAAAGCCTGCTAAGGAGTTCGTATGAGCAAAGCAATGATTGAGCAGGCCATGCAAGAGGCCCAGGATGCCAAGATGCGCAAGCAGGCCGAGAAAGCCTACAACGCAGCAAGCACAACCGCACCCGCACCAGTGGTCAAAAAGGCTAAAGGCGGCAGCGTAACGCGTGCTGATGGCTGCATCAAAAAGGGCCACACCAAAGGCCGGATGGTTTGAGATGAGAGCCAGCCGAGGCATGGGGGCAATCCTCCCCTCCAAGATGCCATCTGGTAAGCGCAAAGCTCGCCGGGATGACACCGATTTCACGCAGTATGCTGAAGGCGGAGAGGTTGGCCTGTACGCCAACATTCACGCAAAAAGAAAGCGTATTGCCGCTGGCTCTGGTGAGAAAATGCGTAAGCCTGGTTCTGCTGGTGCGCCAACGGCTCAGGCATTCATCCAATCAGCCAAGACTGCGAAGTAAACAATGACCACCTCTGGAACCACCGCATTCAACATGGACCTCACCGAGCTGGTTGAGGAGGCGTATGAGCGCGTTGGTTCCGAGCTGCGAACCGGTTACGACCTGCGCACGGCGCGTCGTTCATTGGATCTGATGTTTGCCAACTGGGCAAACCGTGGCATCAACATGTGGACATTTGAGCAGGGGTCCATCAACTTGGTTCCCGGCCAGGCAACATATGACTTGCCAAGCGACACCGTTGACCTGCTCGAGCATGTCATTCGTACGGGCGCAGGGAATGTTTCAACGCAGGCAGACCTGACGATTACACGTATCAGTGTTTCTACTTACGCCACCATTCCAAACAAGCTGACCCAGGCTCGGCCGATTCAGGTTTGGATTGAGCGACTTCAGCCAACTCCACGAATCACGGTTTGGCCGGTTCCAGACAACAGCACACAGTACACCTTTGTGTATTGGCGCATGCGCAGACTGGATGATGCCGGAACTGGTGTGAACACGATGGACGTGCCATTCCGCTTCTACGAGGCAATGGTTGCTGGCTTGGCTTATCACCTGGCGCTGAAGGTTCCAAACGGCCTTGACCGATTGCAAGTGCTGAAAGCTCAGTATGACGAAGCCTGGGACTTGGCCAGCACTGAGGACCGCGAAAAAGCTGCGGTCAGATTTGTTCCGCGTCCAATGTTTATTGGTGGTGGGGGCTACTGATGCCAAATAGATTTGCATCTGGCCGGATTGCAATTGCCGAATGCGACAGGTGCGGTCAGCAGTTCAAGCTCAAGCAGCTGAAGACGGAGATCATCAAGCAGCGCAAATACGACCTGCTGGTGTGCCCTGAGTGCTGGGACCCCGATCAGCCGCAACTGATGCTTGGCACGTTTCCAATTGACGATCCGCAGGCTTTGCGCAATCCGCGCCGGGACACGACGTATTACACGTCAGGCGTATTGGCTGACGGGAGCCTTGGCGGGGGTAGCCGAGTGTTTCAGTGGGGCTGGAATCCCGTTGGGGGCTCCAGTAATTTTGATGCCGCATTGACGCCAAATGACTTGGTGGCAGTCGGATATGTTGGTACAGTCACGGTAGTGACGAATTAAGGAGTCAATCATGGCATTCACACGATCTGCTGACGGCATCGCCAAGCAAGGCAAGACCAAAGGCAAAAACCTCGGCGACAGCGGCCCAACAGCAGGCATGACTGCTGGCGGTAAAGGCAAGGGCGGCGGCAAGCGCAACATCGACATGAAGACCATGGGCCGTAATTTGGCCAAGGTCGCAGCACAAAAGCGAGGCTAATCATGGCAACCTTCAGCAAAAAAATGATGGGCAAAGAAGTTGGTCCTGCCAGCGTTTATGCCAAGCCGCACACAATGTCCGGCAAGGTTGTGAAGGCGCAAGCCAACCCAGGCAAGGCCCCAAATCGCAGCGACCTGAACAACGTGGACATGTCTGTTGGCAACATTGACAAGTCCAAGGGCGAGTACGCTACCAAGACCAGCGGCATCAAGGTTCGCGGTACAGGTGCTGCCACCAAGGGTTTGATGGCCCG